TATATATGAAAAAATAAATTATATAAAAAACAACACAAAATATAATATTGATATAGCCAGAAGTTTTAGATCCATGATATATGATATATATGATAATATGAAATCAGAAGAAAAAAATCAATCTTCTATTTATCCAGAAATTTAATTATTTTTTCCTTTTCCTTTTTCTAATCTTTCCATTTCTTTTTTGTTTATAAATTCCATTTCCTTTTCAATATGTTTTCTTTCTTTTTCTTCTTTTTGAAATTTTATTCTTTTTTCTTTATATAATTCTCTTTCTCTTTCTATTTTTAGTTTCATAATTCTTACTTTACCACTTCTTTCTTCTCTTTCTCTTTCTATTTCAATTCTTTTTTTATTTCCGTGAAAAATATTATTTTGTTTTTTATTTATTTCATCTCTTATTAATTCAACAAAATTATAATAATTAGAAACATTGCCCCATTTTTTAAAATACTTTACGAGAAATACATTGTTTATTTCCTTCAATCTTGGATAAGATCTAATTCTATCTAGTTCATGACTAATGGAATTTCTTATAATATCCTCATTAACAATTTTCTTATTTCGATGATCATATTCATTTGTCATATAATCATCTATTATTTTAATCAATCTCATATAAAACCTCTTTATTTATAATATTCTTCCTTTAATTCAAAACTATCATACTCAAAAGAAGCGGTACATTCAAGATTTTGTTCTCCTTCTCTATAACTAAGAGAAACCTCATTTAAAGATGTTATCCATAAATCAATAAAAAATATTCTAAAGACTTCTTTTTGAAAATTATCAACAACTCTTAGTGTAGCATCAACCGCATAATTAGATTTTAGTTCAGCAAATTTATTCTTATTATTATTTATATACATCAACCATTTATACAAAACTTTCCAGTTATAAAAATTTGAATCTACTGTAAAAGATACGTTCCAAGGTTCAAAAACAGCCGGAGCTGCAGCAAATTTTGATGTAGCTCCCATCCATTTTCCTTCCTCCATAGTAATTGTAACACCAGGAATAATAGTTGAATAAATGTTGATAGTTAGCTCGTCTGTAGCGGCCAGTGTTGATTCTGTGGGTATTTTTGGAAAAACCAACTCAAAATTACTTGATGATGATTTATTTATATTTGTGCTTAATGCCATTTTTCACATCCTTAATTAAATTCTTTCATTTTTTTCTCAAACTCTGATTTAATATATTCAACAACTTCATCACTATAACCACTTTTCCATCTTTTCACATGACCCAATAAACTATTATATATTTTATCCAAATCTTTCTTTGATTTAGCCTTCTTTATTTCTTTACCAACAACATATCTAGCCATTTTTAGATCTGATGGACCTTCATCACCAATTTCGTTTATTAAAAACTTATCTATTTTATCAATAATACTCATAATCTATCTCCTTAATCAAATATTTCATAACTACTCAAAACTTCAGCATCTGGATCATATACATTAGTTATTGATTTTATATAAATAGCTTCAGCCTCGGCACCAGAAGCACCAGACGTAAAAACCGTTTCAGTTGTGTCATCTATATATAAACCTCTATAATTATCCCATGTATCTTCATTTATATAAATTTTATTAATAATCTTCTTAATTATTTTATCACCATCACCGCCTTCAATAGCACTTGATACTGGTTGAAAAATATAAGATTGAATGGTAAAATCAAGATTCCATCTTATAACACGCCAACTATCATCAGCCATTTCAAATTCAAAATCCGGTGAACAAGAATTAAATATAACCTTTATATCTAATGTAGCATCAGCTTCTGGAATATATATTTTCATAATAACATATGGATTAAAATATGGTAAAATTTGTTCCAATATTTGATCAGCATCAGACATCCACAAAGACCATATACTGATAGAAGTTGTTATATCATAAGGAATTGGATTTATAAAACGAGACATTAAACCAGCACTAGGATCAACTTCTTTTAATATTTTATGAAGTTTATTGACCTGTCTATCTGCAGCAAAATTTATTCCAGTAACAACCATAGACATTATTGGAAGCATTTGATCATCTTTTCTTTCATGAATCCAATACCATACCTTTTGTTTTCCACCAAGCTTCAAAGGAACATTAACATATTTTCTTATCGTTCCATCTGAATTATATCTAGCAACTTTAATATCATTAAACAAATCAAGCATTTGTATTAAAGTTTTTCTAATAACATTATAATAGTAATAAGCTTTCATTAATTATTTCCCTTTATATTATAATACATTTTTCTTATTTTTACGCTTCTATCCTTTTTAGCGTCTTCATCTTTTGGGTGGTTTTTATAATAAAACATTCTTATATTGTCATTTTTGTCTTTTTTAGCATCTTTATCATCTGGATTGTTTTGATAATATAACATTCTAACTTCTGGATCTTCGTTATTTTTATCACCAATACCAATATAGTTTGGAACATCATCATCATATAAATTTGGTTTTATTGAATATGTTCCTTTATATTTCTTTTGCCATGATTTTAACCAATCAAAAACCGTTTGTCTAAATCCTTTAACATCAGCACCATATACTTTACCCTCTGGATATAAAACTATATCACTTTCATCTGTCAAATTAACAAATGGTTTTATCATTAATCTACCCAATGGTCTATTAATGTTTTTATCTTCTGGATCAATAACATACGCTATTATAGAACCTTCTTCTATATCATAACTTATATGACCATAATATCTTTTATTTCCCTTCTTAAATTCTTCAAAATTTGGATCACCTGGTAATGTCATACAACTTTGCCATCCACGACCAGTACTCATTCCAGCTATATCATAAGGATGTCTTGATATAACCACCAATAAATTAGATTTTTTACCAGCAGTTCTGTTTTTATCATTTTGAAAAACCTTCAATAATTCAAAATCACCTGACTTACTTATCAATTTACCTAGTTTAGCTAAACGATGATCATTAGCCTTTTTAACTAATCCCCTTTTATAATCAACTATTTCATAACCATTCTTTTTTATGAAATCCATTATATCAGACGGAATTTTTACATTTGTTGTATCACCACCCAAAGGAAGATATATTCTATCTTCTCCTTTAAAAACATGATCTAAATATTTTTTATATTTACCAGAAAGAATGTATTTTTTAAACATTCTAGCTTGTGATAAAGTTAAAGCTTCATTAAGGTAATTTATTAATCTCATTTGCGTTTTCCATTCCTAATTCATAAAATAAATCAACCATACCAACATTTATTAATATACACTCAGTGTCCATCCAAACTTCTCTTTTTTCTTTCAATTTATTTAAGGTTTTTGTTGATACTACATCAAAAGATTTTGGACTAAAAATGTTCAACAAAGTATTAAACATTCCATATTTCTTAAATTCATCATAATTTATAAATTCAAAAATTACTTCTTTATAATCATTCAATTTATTATCAACAATACCACACGCTTTTTTAAGATCATTATAGGTTTTAACATTCATATTAGCATATTTTTTAAAACATCTATCTAATTCATCAAAAAACAAAGAAACTGAACGATCTCTCATACTCATAATTCTATCGAAACTATACCATATATCATTTTTAGAACAAATGCCTATTTTTGAACCATTTATAGGAAAAACAAGATATGAAATTTTACCATAAGCAGCCATCCAAGTAGAACATATAATTTGTCTTTTAGGAAATTTTTTCCAAGAAGGATCGTTATTAATTATCAAAGTATAATAATTTTGAATACTTCTGCTTTCTCTTTCTTCTTTTCCTCTTGTGTCTAGATGAAGAATATTACCAGAAGATGTTCCTCTATAAATATAAGTATTTGATTTTCTATAAAAATTAAGAACATCAGTGCATTTAGTTTCAATAATATTTTTAGCATCTTCGAAAGAAATTACTTTTGTTCTTCTACCTATTGGATCAAATTCTTCTAATAAAAAGTTTTTCAATCTAGTCATAATCAATACCCATAGATACTTGTATTAATTTATTCATTTTTACATCTAAAATCATAATACCCACAATCAATTTGTTTATGAACCTCTATATGACAATTTTTACATAAAGTTATACATTTATCCATATCAGCGCTTTCTATTGGCCCCCATCTTATGCCTTCAACATGATGACAATGAAGCGGCCCATCAGAACCACATTTAATACATTTATAATCATCACGCTCAAAAACCATTTGCCTTAATTCTGGCTGAACTTCTCTTGAAGTCGCTATTTTAAAATCTTTGGGCCATTTTATTTGTCCATATATGGGGCATTCTCTTTTACAATTATCAGAACAATAAAACCTTGATTCCCCTTTTTCTTCTATTCCTTCGCATATATTTATTCTATGTCTAACAACACTTCTTTTTGGAATAAACCATTTACCACAATAAGCACATTTAACTTCTAGTATTTCGGGGTCTTCTTTACATCTTCTTGTTTCATCAGCATAAAGCCTGTTTGCATAAGTATCATATTTCATATATCCTCTAGCAAAAACACTTTTAGGCTTACTTAAAAATATCCTTTTTCTTGATTCATTAGATTTTTCAACTACTTCTTTTCTTTTATTTGGATTATTTTTTCCTGATTTACCACAAGATATACTGCAAAATTTATTTAATCTACTTTTATTATATTTACTATATAAAAATGGTTCTCCGCAATTTTCACATTTTTCATTTATCTCATAAGTTAATGATCCATTTAAACTATAAAATTTTCCAGTTTTTTTACTATATTTAATTTTTTCTAAATTATCCCAACATATTTTCATATAAATAATACCTCCTTCTTTTTAGTATTATTTATATTTTTTCTCAAAAAAATTAATATCCATAAATAAACGTGTTGTTGCTCAATAGCCGTATATGCTTGTATCCACATTATTTTCATCATATTCATATACATCGTTAGATTGATCTTCTAACCATTCATTATCACCATACGCTGTAACAGGCGTTGTTAATGTACTATCAGGTGTTTTCAATATTTCTTTAGCAGTATCAGATTGTTCAGTAAATCTATAAGGTCTAAGTATAAACTCCCAAACAACTTTTTTCAATTGAAATATTTTTTCTTCTTCACCAACATCAACAATTTCATAACTTCTATCGTTCCATAAAGTTTTTATAACATCACCAGGTTTTGGATCATTAACAGTATTAACATCTCTTGTAAAAGTATATTTAGGCATAAAAGCATATTGAATCATATCTTCTGAAACAATTCCAAAAGTATTTGTCATTGTCATTTCTTCTGTTACATCATATAATACTTTTGTTTCATATGGACCCAAATATTCAGCTTCATCAGATGGTTCACCATATAAAGTATCTTCATTTGTAGATGGATCTCTTATCCAATATTCTATTTTTATACCACTGATATCATTAAATTCAGTTATTGTTTCTTGAAAATAATCATGCTCTGGATTATATTCTGTATGGTCTAATTCCCATTTAGGTTTTGTTAACATAGAAGCTTTTGACATTATTATTTACCTTTATTAATTTCTCTAATTAATTTTTTATGAGAATCCATAACCATTATAAGAGCTTCTTCTAATGTTTTAACTCTTTTTTTCAATTTTTCTATCTCATTTAATTCATCTGATGATTGTTGTATCCTTTGTCTTTCCATCATTCTTCTATCCAACTCTTTCATTGTATCTGATTCTCTTTTATTTAAAACATTACCATATTCATCCTTTATTCTTCCATTAGGATTTTCTGGTGTTGGTTGTTCTATAATCAATCTTTTCTTAAAATCTGGATTTTTTAACATTTTTTCATAAATTGATTGTATTTTTGTTGACATTATCTAACTCCTAATACTTCATAAATTTTATCTATTAAAATGCCCATCCTTTTATTTTTTACCCAAAAATAATAGGATAACCTACCCACAAATTATGGGGTAGCCCTCGTATATTTCCTCAAGTTTCAAATCTTCCTCTAATTGTTGTAATTCTTCTTTACCTTCTGAAACCAACATATCACCATCCATAGATATACCATTATTACCTATTGAATTAAAATTAGCAAATTTTCTTCTTATTAATCCCAATGTAATCTTGCACATAGCTGTTGCATAATCCAATATCCAACTAGAATTATATATATATTCATCACTATCACCGGACACCCAAGAATCGCTTACAGTACTCCCCTCTATCATATAAGATCTTAACAAAATATATCCAGGTGAATCATAAGTAACACCATTAATAATCAAATTGTTACCTGTTGATGGAGCTGGGTTTATTTCTAACTGATTTGTATATCTATGATATTTCCAATTATAATTGGAAACCTGATATCTATCCAATGTTTCTATAAAATCTTTAGCAATATGATAAGAAACTAAAGTATATCCAGTACCACTGCTATCTAATAATGAATCATAAAGGCCCTGATTATAAAAAAAGTTATCTATTGTAAAAAGGGTATTAATACCGGTTGTTGAACCGGAATCTTCATAAGAAATAATTTCAACAACACCAACAGGCATATCGTAAATTACCTGTCCAGCAGATAACATAATAGTAAAATATGTTTCTTGTGTTGCGTTACCAACAGCCCACCTAACAAATTTGTTTCTGGAATAATTTATTGCGTCATATATTTGAGATGTATCTAATTCAACTTTAACAACAGGATACCCCAATCTTCTCTTTATTTTTTCGGCCAAATCTGACTTAGTTATCATTTAATAATCTCCCTATCAAAATCAATAAAAAAGACTTATATAGTAATATTGGATACATTCTATCCAAATTTTATATTTTTTATCCAATAATATTTTATATTATTTATCAATCTGTAAAATTTTTATCATATAACCATGACCAATCTTCTTCAAAATTAGGATCTATATTTGACAACACACCCCATGCATCAACATCTTCTTTTTCTTTTTTAAAAGAATAAGACTCATCTAAAATATTCATTTCTATTATAAAACATCCCCAAAACAAAGCACAAACCAAATCATCTGGTTTGTCTTTACCAAAAAACTTATCATTTTCTTCTATAAAAGATCCAAGCTCTTCTATAGTTGGAACGTCAATAATTTCTAAACTACCATCCTCTATAAGTTTTTTCATTAATAAAACAGCTTTTGGCTTCGTTGTTCTTGTTGATCTAATACCAAGATTTTGTTCCTTTGATCCTGAATTTACAAGATTTTCATTTTCATAATCCCACCATAATCTTTGAACAACAGCAGAACCTTCACCATTATTTTCTACCATTA